CGGCGACCCCGGACGCGAACTGGTACATCCGGTTCGAGAACTCGGACGCCTCACGCTGGGTGCGCGGCTCGTTCGGGCTCGCCGACAGCGGTCAGGACTACACCTGGTCGCTCGCGACGTGGACCGCCACACAAACGGGCACGATCGGCACGGCGACGATCATCGCGGCGGGCAACAGCGCCCCGGTGTTCACGGTGGCGCCGACGAGCGCGAGCATCGCCAGCACGGGCGGCACGATTCAGTTTGCGGCCACGGACCCCGAGGGCGGGTCGGTGTTCTACAGCCTCATGACCACGCGCGCCGGCATCACGATCAATGCGAGCACGGGGCTCGTAACGGTTACGGCGGCGGCGGCCGGTACGTCGGGCAATATCGTCGTGCGGGCAAGTGATGGGATCCTTTTCGCCGAAGCGGCGTCCTCCGTGACCGTTGGGGCGGGGTCGGAGGTCAAGTTCACACCCGGCCACTACATGACCGTCTACGACTGGACAGGCGGTGGGGACACACAGGCTGGACGCTTTGCGATGTACGACGCCATTGCCGGCGAGTCGTGCATCAAGGGCGTGAACCTGATGCTGCGGTGGGGCTGGCGGCTGATGGAGCCGAGCTATGGGGTGTACAACCTCGACTGGTTGCAGACGGAACTGGACTATCTGCACGCTCGCGGCAAGAAAATGCTTTTCTGGCCGTTCTTCGGGCGGTGGAGTACCTATAGCGATGCATGGCGGACGACCGCGACCCCGGACTATGCGCTCAACGGCACCTACGGGTACGGAATAGCGTCAGTCAATGGCGGAATCGGCGGCGTCTATCGCGAGTGGGAGCCGATCGTTCGTGCTCGCCTCGACGCGCTGTGCATCGCCATCGGTCAGCGGTTCGACTCTCATCCAGCATTCGAGGGTTTCCGCCCGTTCTGCGAGTCGTCGTTCAGCGTCGTCGGTCTGCCTGTTGGGTCGCACGAACCGGCTCTGCGGACGGCCATCGCGAACACGCTCACGACGATCAAGCCGTACTTCCCGACTACGGTTTGCTACGGGGCGCTGTCGTGGTTGAACAACATCGGGCAGTTGTTCCCGACGCTCGCCGCACTAGGTTGCGGTGCTGGTGGCACGGATCAGTACCCGTGGCCGGATGGATACCCCGGCAACCCCGGTGCAGCGCAGAAGACAGACTCGGACGACGTGTACTTCGGTCGCGGAGACGACTGGGGGAACCAACTCGGCACGTCGTATCTCGGCGTGATCCCGTACTGGAACGACAACCAGGATCCGGTCTACGGGTCGAAGGAAGGCTACTGGATTCCAGCCGAAATCTACGTTGAAGGCGTCAAGAAGCGGCAGACGCACATGACTTGGGTGCGCATGTACGACCCCATTGCGAACACTAGCTACGGCGAGGCGGCATTCGATCGCACCGACATGACGTGGACGCAGTATCGGGCTGCCGTTATCTGGTCAAGCGGCATCTTGCCGTTCTTGCGAGCCAACCCGACAACGTGGGCGACTCGACCGTCCTCTATAGGTTAAGGAAATGCCATTAAAAGTCGCCATTGCGCAGCAAGCGGCCCGCACGTCGACCGGGACGCAAAACTTCACCGATTCCAATGCCGGGTTTAACAACGACGTTCACGCGGCAATCTTCATCAGTTCGCGGGCAACGGCAACGCACACGGATACAGCGGGCGCGCAGCTTTCCATTGGCATCGCAGCAAGGCTCGGCGGCAACGTCGCCATCGGCGAGTACATCCCTGACAACACCAGCATTGCCGCTGGCCCTTACGTCGTGTTGCGAACAGCCGACGCCTACTCGGTCGGCCTGACTGATGCCTCGTCTGACGCGGAATTCACCGTCACGGACTGGGACCCGGCGGGCGTCACGAATGGGATCGAAGTCACCTACAGCGACACGACCAGCTATGGCGAGCTGATAACTGCGCTGCTCATTGGCGGCGATATTGAGGCAAAAGTCGTCACGGCATCGTGGGGCGCGGAGACTGGCGCGAAAACCGTCACGCACGGACTGAGCGCCGCGCCCGAGGTCATCATTGCGATTGCGGCCACGCGCACGTCCGCTGGTGGCACGCTCGGGCAGAGCATCGGGTTTTGGGCCAACTCGGCCTATGCCGCAAAAATCCGGCAGTTTTCTAACGCGAGCGAGCTTCTCACCGGGCACATTCTCACGTCAGCAATTGCGGGTGTTCTGGTTGGCGGTACGAGTGATGCGAGCGTCAGCTCATCGGTGACGTTGAGCGGCATCGGCTCGACGCAGTTCACGGCGACGGCGTCGGCCAGTACGACGCTCTCGGTTCACTTCCTTTGCCTGCGCGGAACGACGACACCCATCACGGCGAAGTGCGGTGTTTACGACTCGTACAACACGACGGGCGATCATGCGATGGGCTTGTCGCTCGGTGTTGCGCCGCAAGCATTACTCTTGGTGCCGAGCATCCAGACCGCGACCGGCGGCGTGACGGACGACTCGGCGGGCGGCCACGGTTTACTTGCCGCAGCGAAAGCAGGCTCGACGTATCAGCATGGCGGTTCCGTTGATTCAACGGATCGAGGGCTTGACCCAACGGATACGCATTGCCAAACGACCGCCGCGCAGGCGTTGCGCATTCTAGGCTTCGATGGCTCGGTTGTGACCGAAGCTGTCGTCAAGACGTCAACCGGATGGGGCTCGAGCGACATCACGCTGAACTATTCGACAGGCAGCACCGCTTACAAGATTCCATATCTTGCGTTCGGAATTCAAGCAGCCACCAAGTACCTGAAGCTCCTTGCGCACAGCAGCGCCGCGAGCGCGACAGACGTCGAAGGCGTAGTGCTGAATGCCGCACGCGATACCGTGATCGGTGAGTTCAGCGGACAGGCGTTCGAGGCCACGCTCGAGTCAGGCGAAGCCGTGTTGCTGATTCCCACGGCGGACATCACGCCCGATGGCGACACGCTCACCACATCCGACACGCCGATCGTCGTTGCCTACAACGCGACCGACAGCCTCGTGGGGCCGGCGTCCGCAACAGTGATTGAGGTCTAAATGGCAATCGTCGCAACCGACCTGAAGTTCTACTTGTCCGGCGGTGGATCGAACACCGATCCCGATGCCGCATTGGGCGGGGCGATCTCCACCGCGCAAGCCTCCTCGAACCTGCTCGACGACATCGGCACGGCCGAAGCGGCAGCGGGTGAGAGCGAGTACAGGGCGCTGTTCGTCAAAAATACCAACGCGACGGACACCGCCTACGGCACGAAGATCTGGATCGCGTCGAACACGATCGCCACCTCCACCGCATTGCAGATCGCGCTTGCCGATGAGGGCGTCGCGAACACCATCGAGACGGTCGCCAACGAGGGCACCGCTCCGACTGGCCCGACCTTCGATGATGCCGAGGACGAAGCGAACGCGCTCACGATCGGCAACCTCGCGCCGGGTGAAGCGCACGCCGTCTGGGTCAAGCGCACCGTCGCTGCCACCACGGTTGCGTTCCCGAACGATACGGCCACCTTGCGCGTCAAGGCGAACACCGCAGCATGAGTCTAGCCTGGGGTCCAAGACTGACCGGCGGCTCGCTCTCGTGGGGTGCGAGAGAGGCCAGCACGACCGAAGGCGTCATCAACGGCTCGGCCGAGGTGCTGTCGTCGGTCGAGCGCGACCTGGGGCTGTTCTGGACGGTTCACGGCGGCGTGCATTCCGACCTTTCGCTGCTCTGGCAGGTCGAAGCGGACCCGATCACGGCTGTCGAGTCGGACCTCACGCTGACGTGGAACGTCATCACCGAGGCGGGCACGTCGGTCGAGCGCGATCTCGTGCTGCTCTGGCAGCGCGGTGGATCGGTCACGACCTCGCTGAACCTGCTCTGGCAGGTCGGGCCGTCGCTCGACGTGGCGGGGGCCGCACCTGTGCGCCGGCCGCTCAAGCACCCCGGCTGGGAGCGCAAGCAGGCGATGGACCAGCTCGCACGCGAGCGGGCGATGGAGCGCAGCATTCGCGTGGCGCTCAATGGCGAGGAACCCGCGGCACTCCGGGTCGATACACCACCGCAACGCACGGCCGCGCAGATGGCCGCCGAGATGGCGAATGCGCAGCGCGTGCAGGCGGCCCGGCAGCGTGCGACCGAGGCGGCGATCGAAGCGCAGCGCGCACGGCGGGAGATTGAACGACTTCAGCCCACGCTATTGACGGCGCGGCGGCAGGCGAGTTATCGGGCCATCGAGCAATTGCTGAGGCAGGCATGAACGACGAACAGAAGGACGACCGGGAGCCCGTGAAGCCCGTACTCGAGCTGCGTGCTTACGGACGCGGGTATGTGACCAAACCGGACGGCACCGTCGTCCATTTTGAATTTGAGGGAAAGGCAAATGGCAACGACTCTGACGCTCAGTGACCTCGCGAAGAACGCGATGCTCGACGCGCTCGACACGTATGTCGGCTCGACGGCAACGCTCGAATTCCAGACGGCCGGTGGCACGGAAGTGGCGACCCTGACGCTGACCAATCCGGCGTTTGAAACCGCCGCGAGTGGCGCGATGGCGCTCGACTGCAACCCGGACCTGACCGATTCCAGCGCGACCGGCAACGCCAGCGCGGTGACGCAGTTCAAGATCAAGGTCGGCGGCACGACGGACGCGATCACCGGCACCGTTGGCACGACCGGCGAAGCGATCAACTTCGCGGGCGGCACGACGTTCGGCACGGGCGACGCGGTGACGCTGACCGAATTCACGATCACGATGCCGTAATGGCCCAGACCCTCTACCCGACTGCGATTGTCGCTAAGGCCGGGCTGGGGGGGCTGGTCACGGACATTGACGACGATCCTGCTTCGCCGGATGGCAACTGGTGCGTGGTGTCCGGGTCGGGCAGCGCGTACTCCGGTAGCGGTGCGGGTACGGTTGCCGCTTCGACGGGGAGTGGCGCGGGCACGAGTGGCGAAATCGGCACGGAATACGGCGGTTACACGCCGACGATCTACGCCGCGCCCGCGGATGTCGGGTCTGGTAACGGGTCCAGCGAAGCGAACGCGATGGATTTCCCGACGGCACTTGCGACAGCAACAGCCGGGGACATCATCGGGGTGCTTCCGGGTGTGTATTCACCAGCATCCACACCGTCAACGGATAGCTGGTTGCCTTGCTGGCAACCTACGAACGCCGGGTCATCAGGGAGTCCGATTCGGATTGTCGCCAAGTACGCAGCGGTGCACCTCGCCGGGCTGTGGTCAAACTCCGATAGGACGGAGTTGAGAAACGGTTATTCCGGCACCGTCGACGGGTCCGGCCTTTCGACGTTCGGCTCGCTGAATAAGGATTACATTGAGTGGCACGGGCTTTGCGTGGACGCAGCCCAGTCTGGGCCGAGAACCGAAAAGGCTCTCGTGACAATGAACGGATGCACTGGGGTCAAGATCCACAAGTGCGAGATTCGTGGCGCAGAGGCGCAGTGGTCTGATAACTGGTCCGGTGTTCGGTACGAGAACTGCGACGACTGCGACGTGATTGATTGCCGCATCTACAACTTCTATGACACTGGAGGAAGTCATAGTTGGGGCATTCTCATGTACGGCGGCGAGAACTACGAAATCGCCTATAACGAGATTTACGACACGTATGGCGGCATCTGCCCGAAGGGCATCTTGGGCGGGTATCCGCAGAACTCTCCGGGCACGATTCACCACAACCTCATTCACGATGTCGATGTCCGGCACATCCTCGTGATGGGCGTGAACGAAGACTCGGTGCCGGGATACGTCGATGTTTACCAGAACGTCATGTACGAATCTGGCAGGTTTGGCATCAGCGCCGCGCCACCCGGAGCGGACACCCCGAGAAGTATCCGGTTCGTGAACAACACGATTGTCGATTGCGGGTCTGCATCTGGAGATGGCGGGTGCTATCTCAAGCCGTACACAGGCAGCGGCTACGATGGCTGCGTGCTTCAGAACAACATCTTTGCCAGCAACTATGCGGGCATCCTGACTGATGGGAACGACGTGAACCCGTTCGATGTGATCGATCGGAACTTGTATTCAAGTTCGTCGCTCGTGTTCAACGGCAGCAACTTCGCTACGTTCCAGGCGACCGGACGCGAGACGAACGGCACGACTGGTGATCCGCTGTTCACAAACGCAGGGACTCGGGACTACACGCTGCAAGCCGGTTCCCCTGCCCTGACGCTCGGGCGTGACCTGTTGAGCCTTAACGGGACGTTGAACGCAACCATTCCGGCTGGCGCGTACATCACCGGAACTGAAACCATTGGAGTGCGTTCTTAGTGGCAACAAAAGGCAGAACGGATGTTGGCGCGACGGCGCTAAACATCGAGAGCCGCTTGTGCGGTCGTGCCGAGACGTTCACGGCAGGGGATGAAATCACAGCCGTGTCCGCGTACACGATCTGCACGACGGTCGATAAGCTGATAAATGCGGCCCTGTACGATATGGCAACCGGCAACCGGCTTGCCCTCGGGACGGCTCAGACACAGACCGCAGGGACGACCGCGTGGCGCACAATCCCGCTGTCATACACGGTCAGTTCGATCACGGACATTATGATCGTCGTGCAGTCCGATGGCGCCTCGGGCGACGGCCAGGTGTACTTCGACACAAACTCTGCCGTGACGCATTATTACGATGCGTCTGCGGGGCAGAGTTACCCGCCCCCGGCCACATGGACTACAGACGGCTGGGGCACAGACCTCGACCGCGACATCAGCGTGTACGCGACCTACACCCCGACTGGCGGCGGCTCCATCGTCCCGCAAGCAATGGCTCAATACATCAATCAGGTGATTTCGTGAGAAAGAACGTAGCCTCTCAGGTTGTCGGAGCGCAGATGATTACTGCTGCGGACGGCACCGCCTTCACCGGATCGGTCACGGTTGCGGTTACGGGCGACGGCGGAACGCAGGCCACGGGTTCGGTTGGATCCGGTGCCTGTACGCACGAGGGCGGCGGGTTCCATACCTACGCCCCGGCGCAGGCCGAGACGAACTACTCGCACGTCGCCTTCACGTTCTCGGGCACGGGCGCGATCCCGGTCACGGTGCAGGTCTACCCGAACCAGATCAGCTACACCGTCGCGGGTCAGGTGGACGCGAACGTGCAGTCGATCAACGACGCCGAGGTGGTTGGCGACGGCGATGCGACCCCGTGGGATGGCGCTTAACGACTGATTCGGCGCGGAGGTAAATCGTGACCGCGCCTCTGATCGAAGCTGGCGACTGTACCGTTGGCGGTAGTAATACCGCAGGGGCGACTTGGGCTGTCCCGCATCCCGCAGCCAGTACCGGCGATCTGCTGATCTGGAACATCGCATGGGACGATTCCACCAGCGTCACGGACGTTACGGAGCCGTCCGGGGCGAACGGCGAAACGCTGTCTGAAATCAATGCCACGCCGATCTATTCCAACAGCACGGAAGTCGGCGGTAAGTGCTGGTGGACGATCTGCACCGGGGCGTGGACTCAAGGCACGCTGACCTTTACCCCGTCCGCCACGGAATCGTGGACTTCGACGGTGATCCGAGTTCCCGCCGGGGAATTCGACGCTGCGGACCCGATCGGGAACGTACTCACCAGATCGAGTGCGAACACGACCGATACGACGGTCGAGAATCCCGTTGGGGATCTCGCGTCCAATGACGGCGGCGGCAGACTGGTCTGGTTTGCGTTCGTGGATGCGGACGCACTCAGCGGCACGAACCCGTCCGGCTGGACGATCCGGCAGGCGCAGGACTTGGGCGCGGTCGCGCACGGTATTGCGACCCGTGACGCGCAGACGACCAACAGCGAAACGGTTGCTGAGACGACGTGGGGCATTGCCGGCGATTCGTGGGGCGGCATTTCGTATGTCGTGCGGGGGTCGCCAAACCTTGCATCTGGCAGCGGCACGCTTTCCGCGCTAACTGGCGCAGGAACCGGCACGAGCGTGTCGGTCTATCAGGGCAACGCCTGGATGCCGGGTGCGTGGGCCTCGGGCGCGTGGGCTGCGGGCGCGTGGGAGGTTACGGCCACAACGCATTCCGGCAGCGGTGCGGGCACGATTGCTGCCTCAACGGGCGCAGGCACAGGCACTAAGGCTCGCGCCGGTACAGGCGCTGGAACACTCGCCGCTTCGACTGGCAGCGGTACTGGACTCAAAGCCCGTAGCGGTACGGGTGCGGGAACCGTCACCGCAGCGACGGGCATCGGCACCGGCACGTTCTACAGCCAGTTCTACGGGTCGGGTGCGGGCGACCTCGCTGCACTGACCGGTAGCGGGACGGGCCTGAAGGCTCGCTCGGGCCTCGGCGCAGGCACGCTGACGGCGCTGACGGGTTCGGGTACAGGTGCGGCGGCTGGGCAGTTCTACGGGACGGGCGCGGGCACGATTGCCGCGTCCACCGGGTCTGGTACGGGCCTAAAGGAACGCGCCGGGACGGGCGCAGGCGTCATCGCGGCCCTGACTGGCGCTGGCACCGGCACGTCGGCTGGCGTATTCACCGGCAGCGGTGCCGGCACGATCACCGCGCTCACCGGAAGCGGCACCGGCTCAAGCGTCGAAATGGTCTGTGCGTGGGATCACGGGGCATGGGCACCGGGTGCGTGGGCGAGTGGTGCATGGCAGTGCGCGCCGCTGATGACGGACGGCATCGGGACGGGGACGATTGCCGCCCTGACCGGCTCTGGCACGGGTACGTCGGTCGGCGCACCAGAGGAATTCACCGGCAGCGGTGCCGGGACGATTGCCGCCCTGACGGGCAGCGGCACCGGGGTCGAGGACACTTGGATCCTTGTCAGCTTCGCCACGCCGACGACCAACCCGACCCCCGGCACGGACCTGCAAGCGTTCCGGGTGCTGGTCCGCAAGACCGACACCGCGAACCCGACCGTCGATATCGCCCTGTACGAAGCCGGGTCGTTCGTTGCAACGCTGGTCAGCGGCACATCCGTTACCAGCGACACCGGGCAGACCGTCACCGCGACGTGGGACGCGGCCCTGCTGTCCGACCCGACCGGGGCCGATGTCGAGTGCTACGTCTACGGCCACTCGAATGGCGTGAGCCAGGTCGAGATCGGCGCGATTGCGTGGGATGTCACGCAGGGCTTTACAGGCTCGGGCGCTGGCACAGTTGCGGAGCTCACCGGGTCTGGTACGGGCCTGCGCTCGCACGCCAGCACGGGTGCGGGCACGATTGCAGCCGCTACTGGGTCTGGGACGGGCACCAGCGAAGGGCCGCAGACGTGGGTGGGTTCGGGCACCGGCACGTTCCCGGCGCTCACCGGCAGCGGTACGGGCCTCCGTGGTGCGAAAGGATCGGGCACCGGCACGATCGCCGTCACGGGTACGGGCACGGGCGATTACACGACGACGTGGATCGGCACGGGCGCGGCCGCGCTCGGGATCGTGGTCGGCAGTGGCACTGGCGCTCGCCCGCACGCCGGCAGCGGCGCCGGCACCATCTCAGCGCTGACCGGCGCAGGCAATGGTCCGCAAACCGGCAAGGTCGGCGGCGACGATCGCCCGCGCCATCCCGGCTGGAGCAAAAAGCGCGCGACGCTGAAGCTCAAGCGCGAGCGAGAACTCACCGAGCAGATCCGCGACATCTACCGCGAACTGACCGCGGACCCGGAAACCGCCGCGCAGGCCGAAACGATCCTCGCACCCGTGATCCCGCCCACGCCCGCGACTGGCGAGACTGAAGCGGCGCGGGTGGAAGCGATCGAGGCACGCGCCGAGGCGCTACGCCGTCGGGCCGATGCGATGGACGCGCGGGCGATCGAGGCTGAAATTGCGCTGCGCGTGCTGTACCGACAACTGCGCGAGCAGATGATTGCCGACGACTGGGCAGCGATCGAGGCGCTGCTCCCTGAAGTGCTCTAAACCGAGGAGATACGACGATGGCCGACGCTGCACTGCAAGCCCTGCTCGACGCGAGCGGGAACGGGACCGGGATCATGATTACCTCACGCGGCATCGACACGGTACGGGTCGCCGACTCGGCCGTGCTGGCGCACTACTACGTCACCCCGCAGGTGGGTCCGTATGCAGGCCGTTCGCGCTGGGTCGAGGTGGCCGCGGCCGATACGGACGCCGACAAGAACACGGCCATCCGGGCGGCGCTCGCCAAGCCCTGATGCCGATTTACGAGTGGTCCTGCGCGACGTGCGGCCGGCGCGAAGACGGTTTCAGGACGGTCGCCGAGCGGCACGATTCGCCCACCTGCCACGGGCAGCGCATGGGGATCGTGATCTCGGTCGCGGGCGTGCAGGCCGACCTCCCCGGCTACCAGAGCCCCACCACGGGGCGCTGGATCGAGGGGCGGGCTGCGCGCCGGGATGACCTGAAGCGCTCAGGAGCGCGCCCGTGGGAAGGGTTTGCTGCTGAGAAACAGGAGGCGCAGAAACGCCTCGCCGAGCGTGAGGCGAAGTCCGACGCGAAGCTCGAGAAAGTGATCAGAGAGACGTACCACCAACTGCCGCCCGCCAAACGACGGGCACTGGAGACGCCATGACCGAGGAAACCCTCGCCCCTGTTGACGCTACCCCGACCGACATCACGCCGGCCACCGTTACGCCTGAGCCCGTCGCACCGGTTCAGGCCGAACCGTCGATGGAAGACACGATCCGCGACACGTACCAGAAGCTCACGAACCCCGCTCCCGAGCGCGTCCGCGGCCCCGATGGTAAGTTCCTGCGCACCGAACCAGCCGCAGCGCCCGGCGACACGGACGGGGTGGCGGAGGCGCCTGAAATTGCCGCCGCCCCGCCTCCCGAGCCGAAACCGTGGGAACAGCCCCCGAATACCTGGAAGAAGGAAACCGCGGCCCAGTTCGCCGCGCTCCCCGAGCCGGTGAAGCAGGAGATCCACCGCCGCGAGGAGGACTTCCACAAGGGCATCGCACAGTACCGGGACGCCGCCGCGTTCGGGCATTCGATGTTCGAGGACATCAGCCCGCACTTCGACACGATCCGCCAACTGGGCGGCACGCCGAAGGAAGTGGTGCGCGAGGTGATGGGCGCCTGGCGCGCGCTCGCGACTGGCAGCCCTGAACAGAAACGGTCCACTTTGTTGCAACTCGCGCAGGGCTACGGTATCAGTCTCAACGAACTGGCCGACCCGCGTCACCGCGGCGAGCAGCCGGCTCCCGAACTTGCCCCCGTTCTACAACGCCTCGGGCAGCTCGAGCAGACGATTACCGAAAGCCAACGCGCCCGCGAGGAAGCGGAGCATGCCGAACGTGTCTCGGCCGCCCAGAAGTTCCTGAGCGACCCCAAGCACGAGTACATGGACGCCGTCTTCGAGGACGTGGTGGCACTGGTCAGGGCTGGACGCGATCCCGAGAAAGCCTACGAACAGGCGATCTGGGCGCACCCTGAAACGCGCGCGAAGCTGATGGCGAAACAAGACGCCGAGCGACGTGCGCGTGAAGCGGCCGAGGCCGCCGCCGCCAGAAAGGCCGCCGCCGTCAACGTGCAGCGCCGCGGGACACCCCCGGTCGCCGCCAAGCCCGGCTCGATGGAGGACACCATTCGCGAGACGTACCGCAGCCTGCACAACGGCTGATCGTCACCGGGTGGTGCCACGTAACAACGCATCCAAGGAGATCGCCAGATGGCATCACCCGGTCAGTCCAGTCTGTTCACGACGTTCACCGAACTCGTGACCACGACCTACCGCAACCACAAGAAGGAAGTTGCGGACAACGTCTCGAACCACAACGCGCTGTTCCGGCGCCTGACGCAGAAGGGCAAGATCCGTCGCGAAGACGGCGGCCTGTCGATCGTTGAGGGTCTGGAGTACGCCGAGAACTCGACGTACACCCGCTACAGCGGCTATGACCCGCTCAACGTCGAGGCGGTGGACGTGCTGTCGGCTGCGGAATACCCGTGGCGCCAGGTGAGCGTGAACGTCGCGGCCTCGGGCCTCGAGATCCGCTCGAACAGCGGCGAGAACCGCATCGTCAACCTCGTCAAGACGAAGATCAAGAACGCGCAGAAGTCGATGGCGAACGGACTGGCCGAGGATCTGTACTCGGCGGGCTCCCTGTCGAACCAGATCGGCGGCCTGCAGTCGATCATCGCCGACGCTGGCACGGGCACGGTGGGCGGCATCGACTCGTCCACGTTCACGTTCTGGCAGAACGTCGTGCAGTCCGCAGCGGCACCGCTGCAGGGCGGCTCGGCGATCACGCCGGGATCGACCACGATCGAGTCGCTGATGCTGCCCCTGTACCTGCGCCTGACGCGCGGTGCGGACCATCCTGATTTGATTGTCATGGATGAAACGTACTTCACGTTCTTCGAGCAGTCGCAGACGAGCCTCAAGCGCTACGCGCCGGATGACGACGGTCAGGCGGGCATGCTGGCGATGAAGTACAAGAACGCCGACGTGTTCCACGACAGTTCGGCGAGCGGCATTTCCTCCGCGCACGGCTACTTCATCAACACCGACTACCTGTCGATGGTGGTGCATCAGGACGCCGACATGGAGATCATGCCCGAGCTGCGCTCGATCAACCAGGACGCGGTGGTGGTTCCGGTAATCTGGCAGGGAAATCTCTGCTGCTCGAACCGGAAGCTCCAGGGCGTGATGAAGGCATAAGGGAGCACACACATGGCATTTCGTATCATCGATCAGGTGCTCGGCTCGCAGCCCATCGCGACGAACAGCACCACTCAGAACCATCCGCTCGGTACGATCGTCCGCGCGGTGGATCCGACCTACGGCGGCGGCGAGTTCATCTACCTGAAGGGCCTTAACTCGACCGCGATCGGCGAGTGGGTCACGTACAACACGGACGACTTCAGCACCACGCTGCTGGCGGCGAACGCCATTGGCCCGGTCGCTGTGGCGATGTCCGCGTGCGTGACGGGCGAGTACGGCTGGTATCAGATCAACGGCAAGGCTGTCGGCCTCGCGGCGAGCGGCTATGCCGACAACGGTCTGGTGTACGCCACGGCGACGGCCGGCACGGTGGACGACACGGTGGTTGCTGGTGATCGCGTGAAGAACGCGAAGGGCGCCTCGGCGGTTGACACGCCGTCCACCGGCTACGCGGAGTTCGAAATCGCCCGTCCGTTCATGGACGACGCGACCGCAGCGTAAGGGACTCCCCCTTGCCCCGCCACGACGGATCCACACGGAGCCCTCGTGGCGGGGTTTTCTTTTTCAATCACTGAGGTAACCCTCATGCCCATCGCATTGATGCCCCAGCGCCCGCCCTTCGTCACCTTCGAGCAGCGCGCCATTGAAGACCGCAACGCCACCATCAAGGCCGGCGGCCTCGTGATGCGCGATGTCGATTACGTGATCGTGCGCCAGGTTGGCTGCAAGGACACCGTCGAGAAGGAAGCCGAGGCGTGGCTCGCGGACATCGACAAGGCCGCGATGAGCAACACCTACCCGGGCGAGTGGGCGCGGCACTTCCGCGAGAAGTACCTCGCATTCAAGGCCGGTCAGGCCGAACCCGAGTTGGGCCTGTCGGTGCGCCAGTGGCCGTCGCTGTCGAAGGCGCAGGCCGAGAACTGCATCGCTGCCGGGGTGCGCACGGTCGAGGACATCGCGGCCATGAACGAGCCCACCATGCAGCGCGTCGGCATGGGTGCGCGCGAACTGAAGCAGAAGGCGAAGGCGTACCTCGAGAGCCGCGACGCGAACAAGGCCGCCGAGCAGATCACGGCCCTGCAGGCGCAGTTGAACGACCGCGACACGCGCATCGAGACGCTCGAGACTCGGCTGGCCGCTCTTGAAGCGGGTAGCAAGAAGCGCGCATGAACCTGCTCGCCATCGTCCGAGCGGCGTGCGCCGAGCTGTCGCTCCCGCAGCCATCCGCGGTGGTGGGGGCAACGGACCAGACCTCGGTGCTGATGCTGGCGCTGGCGAACAGCGAGGGCCGGGATCTGGCGCGCAGGTATGCGTGGCAGGCGCTCACCTACGAGGCGACGTTCACCACGGTTGCCACGGAATCGCAGGGCGCGCTCGAGGACATCGTGAGCGGCCAGTTGGTGCGCTACATCGTCAACGACACGATCTGGAACCGCACCACCGGGGAGCCGGTGCTCGGTCCGCGTCCCGGCCGGATCTGGCAGGGATACAAGGCGGTCACGTTCGCGAGTCCGTTCTACGAGTACCGTCTGCGCGGCAACGAGTTGCTGTTCATCCCGACGCCCACGGCGGGGCATACGTGCGCGTTCGAGTACGTGAGTCGGTACTGGTGTACCGATGTCACCGGGGCGACCTACCGCGATGCGTTCGCGGCCGATACCGACCTCGGGCTCGTGGACGACGAACTGCTGCTCTCGGGCCTGCTGTGGCGCTGGCGCAAGGCGAAGGGGTTCGACTACGCCGAGGAGCACATGCACCACGAGCGGCAGGTCGCCGATGCGATGGCGCGCGACGGCACGAAGCCGATCCTCACGCTGCACGAGACGCGCAGTGATCTGCCGACCGCCATTCCGCGGGTGATTGGTTCGTGAGACAGGCCCTCCTCCAAAAGCCCCGCGGCGCACCGCGCTCACGCTCGGTATCGCTGCCGCCGCCGATCGGCGGACTCAATGCGCGCGATTCGGTCGCGAACATGGAGCCCGAGGACGCGCTCGTGCTCGACAACTGGTTCCCGCGCACGACCGACGTGGCGGTACGGAACGGCTACACGGCGCACTGCACGTTCACGGGCAACTGCGAGACGGTGGTGGTCTACACCGGCCACGCGGCCACCAAGATCTTCGTCGCGGTCAACACGACCGTTGACCTCATCATCGACGCCACGACGGCGGGTGCGATCTCGACGGCCGTGGTGGGTAGCAGCGGCCCGACCGTGCAGGCGATCACGAACTCGCGCTGGGACTACGTGAACTATGGAACGGCCGGGGGCATGTTCCTGTCGATGGTGAACGGCACCGACACGGCGCTCGAGTACGACGGCACGACGTGGAGCACGGCGACGCTCACGCACGCCGACCTCGCCAGCACCGACGACCTGTTCACGAACGCGGTCTATGCCGAGCGGATCTGGTACGGGGAGAAGAACACGTTCAACGTGTACTACCTGCCCGTGCGCACGAAGTCCGGCGCGATGACGAAGCTCAACGTGGGCTCGTTCTTCAAGCTGGGCGGGTCGCTCAATTCGATCGTGACCGTCACCGACGCGGCCGACGCGCTCACCGACTACATCGCCTTCGTTTCGACCGAGGGCGAGGTGATCGCCTACGCGGGAACGGATCCTGCGACGCCGGCCGACTGGGTGCGCGCGGCGCACTTCCGCATCGGCCGCCCGGTCTGCAAGGGTCAACGAGCCTGGTGCAAGCTCGGCGCCGATGCGCTGATTACCTGCGCAGACGGCATCGTGTCGCTGAGACGTGCGATTGCCAGTGATCGGGCTGAGAACGCATCCTCGATCAGCGACAAGATCCGCGACCTCATCAACGCCGACGTGGCCGTGCATGGGACGCGCTTCGGCTGGCAGATCGAAGTCCATCCAACGGGCTCGAAGCTCATCTGCAACGTGCCGACGCTCGAGAACTCCACCTCGCGCCAGTACGTGATGAACACCCAGACCGGCGCGTGGTGCCGCTACACGGGCTGGGATGCGTTCTGCTTCGGGGTCGCAAAGGACACGCTCTACATGGGCGGGGCGGGGATTCTCGTGATCGCCGACAGCGGCAGCGAAGACGGCGGGGACTCGATCTCGACCGACTGCCGGCAGGCGTTCAACTACTTCGGGGCGCGTGGACAGACGAAGCAACTGAGCCTGATGCGCCCGATCCTGTCGATCACCGGGGCCGCCGAGGTGGCTGTGGGCGTCGATACCGACTACGGCGCGAACGCCACGCTGGCGCTGCAGACCATCCAGGGCGGGGCGGGCGATCCGTGGGGTGGCGTGTGGTCCGCCGCATGGGCGCAGGCCGCTGCGGTGTATCGCAGTTGGTTCGGCGTGGCGGGTGAGGGGTTCGCCCTCGCGCCGCGTCTCAAGACCATCACCGATGGCGTCGAGGTGACGTGGAGTGCCACGGACGTGGTTTACGAAGCCGGCGGGAGGCTTTAGGTGAGTGCGCCGCGTCATCCTCAACGAGCGCGACCGCTGTGCCGAATGGGCGCGGCAGCGGATCCCGCATGTGGAGTCGTGGGGCGAGTGGTGCGAAGCGATCGGGCTCGAGGACGACGGCGAACTGCTGGCGGTGGTCGTATTCAACCTCTACAGCGGGGCAGATATTGCGATGCACATTGCGGCGGTGCCAGGGCGACGCTGGATGACCCGCGAATTCCTGCGCGTGGCATTCCGCTACCCGTTCGTGCAGTTGGGCTGCCGGCGCGTGTCGGGCTACGTGCCGGCGTCGAATGCCGACGCGCTGCGGTTCGATCTCCACTTGGGATTCGTGCGCGAGGGCTTGCTGAGAGAAGCGCTGGTGACTGGGGAAGATGTGGTGGTGCTCGGAATGCTGAAATCTGAATGTAGGTTCCTATGAAAATCTATACCCGCGTCGTGATCGACATGGCGACGAGCGAAGTGCTCGAGGCCGACAGTTACGAGTACGACGGCCCCATCGCTGAGTGCAAGAAGGGCGGCAAGGCACCGAAAGCCCCCGACCCGAACGTGGTGTCTGCCGCGCAGACGCGCAGCAATCAGGACACCGCAGCCTACAACGCGGCCCTGAACCGCACGAACACCTACACCCCCGCGGGGTCGAGCGAGTTCACCGTGACCGGAACCGATCCAAGCGGTGCGCCGATCTACCGGCAGGACGTGAAGCTCGCGCCCGATGCGCAGGCGCTCTACGACCAGCAGCTCGCGCAGTCGCGCGAACTCGGCAACGTCGCGCAGGGGATGATGAACCGCGTCGGCGAGAACTACGCGCAGCCGCTCGACACCTCGAGCGCGCCGAAACTCTACGGGGCGGATGACTTGCTCGCCGCGCGCCAGCAGGCGCAGGACGCGCTCTACAACCGCCAGACGGCCTACCTCGACCCGCAATGGCAGCAGCGCGAGGAAGCGTTTCGCACGCGCATGGCGAACCAGGGCATCACCGAGGGCAACGAGGCGTGGCAGAACGCGAAATTCGATGAGGACCGCGCGCGCAGCTTCGACTACGGTCAGGCGCGCGATGCGGCCATTGGCGCGGGTGCGGCCGAGACCGGAATGCTCGCCGACATCTCGGGCCGCCAGCGGGCGCAGACGATGCAGGAACTGTACGCGAACCGCGCGCTGCCGCTGAACGAGTTCAACGCGCTGCGTTCAAGCTCTCAGGTGGACATGCCGCAGTTCGAGGGTGCTGCGAACGTCAACTCCGCGAACACCGACGTGAGCGGGAACATGTGGAACGCCTACCAGGCGCAACTCGACCGCTACAACGCCCAGCAGGCGCAGTCGAACGCGATCATGTCGGGCCTGTTCGGGCTCGGCTCGGCGGGCATCGGCGCATGGGGCATGAGGGGCTGATATGGCACGCAACGTCCGAGTCGTCACTGGACCCCGACCGACAGGCGAGATCGAGCGCGCGCAGGAGTTTGCGGATGCCCTGATGGCGCGCTCGCTGCGCCCGCGGGGACCGGATCAGCGCGGCCCGGTGCAGGTCACGATGAGCCCGTGGGAGGGAGTGGCGCAGTTGGGCGAGGCGGCCATTGCCGCGAGTTCGCAGAAGTACGCGCGCAAGCTTGCCGAGGCCGATCAGGAGCGCCTGCGCGCCGCGAACGAGCAGTTGGTCGGCCAGTTGGGCGGCTACAAGGACGCGCCACGCAGGATCGAGGACCGCGCCCCGATGGCGAACTTCGGCCAGCCCACGGGGGCGCCGATCGATCTACCCGAGGACATGCGCGTGCCGACCGACAAGGCCGAGAAGCTCGCCGCGGCGATTGCGGGCATGGATCCCGGCACGGCGAATGCGGCGCTGTCTGGTGTCTCGCTGCAGCGCCTGCTCGCGGACCCCGAGGCCGAGGAGGCGTACACGCTCACGCCGGGGTCTGCGCGCTACCAAGGCGATCGCGTGATCGCCGAGCGGCCCACCGAGGCCAAGCAGCCCGGCCTGCCCGAGGGCATGCGCATGAACCCGCAGACGGGTCAGCCCGAGTGGATTCCGGGCTACCTCGAGGCGAAGGAACGGCTCGCCGCTGCAGGGCGCTCGAGCACGAACATCACCTACGACCCGGATGGCAGCAACCGCTACGGCGCGCCGCCTCCGGGCTACTACCGACCCGACCCGGCGCAGCCGAACGTCGCGCAGATGCCCGGCGGGCCGGCGGCGCTCGAGTCGCAGCAGACGCGCGAGAAGGACCAGGCGCGCCGCGAATCGCAGACGATCAAGGCGCAGGGCGTGATCGGCGAAATCGACAAGGCGCTCGGGATCGTGAGCCCGCGCACGGCCGGACTCATGGGCGCGGCGACGCGCAACATGGCGCCGTTCGAGGGTGCAGGCACCGACGCGCGCACGCTCGCCGCGACGGTCGAGACGATTCAGGCGAATCTCGGTTTCGATGAACTGGCGAAGATGCGCCAGGAATCGCCCACGGGCGGCGCGCTCGGACAGGTCGCGGTGCAGGAACTCGTGGCGCTGCGCGCCACCATCGCGAACCTCGACCCGAACCTGCCAGCGGACGTGCTCAAGAAGAACCTCGAGAAGGTCAAGACGCACTACGGGCGCTGGCTGATGACCACGCAGGGCCAGATGCCGCCGCCGCTCGAAGCCGCGGGCGGGCAAAACCCGGGCGTGGGGCAGTTTGGTCTGCCGCCAGCCGACGAAGCATTGATCGGGCAGTTCCTCGGACAGGGGCAATAACGTGTACACGCTTGAGCAGGTACGGCAGGCGCGCGACAACGCGAAGCGCGCTGGGAACATGGAAGCCTACGAGCGGCTGTCGCTGATCTCGTATCGCATGGCTGCAGAGCAGGCACCCGTCGAACAGTACGATCCAACGGCCGACATGGGCACCGGGGAGCGGGTATTGGCCGGCATCGGGCAGGGCATGATGAACGTCGGACGGCACGCCGCGAACCTCGTGGGCCTGCAGAGCGACCAGCAACTCGCCGACGCGAAGCAACTCGACGCTCCGCTGCTCGCCACGGGGGCGGGCAAGACGGGCGCGCTGATCGGCGAAGTGGCCGCGACGGCGCCGCTGATGATGGGCGGTGCCGGGGTGGTGGGGCGCGTCGGCATGGGCGCGAAGGTGCTCTCGAACCCGATCGCGCGCGGCGTGGTCGAAGGTGCCGCGCAGGGCGCGCTGATGGCCGATCCTGGCGAGAAGGGCGCCGGGGCGATCATGGGCGGCGCGTTCGGTGGCGCGCTGCCGGCGGCCGGCGCCGGGCTCGGCAAGCTCGCGCACGGCGTCAAGCGCACGCCCGAGGCCGAGCGGCTGCTCGCTCAGGGCGTGGATCTCACCCCCGGCCAGATGAACCCCGGCGGGATCCTGAACCAGATGGAAGAGTCGTGGCAGTCCGTGCCGCTCGTGGGTCCGGTGATCCGCGGGGCGCGTGAGAACGCCCAGAACTCGTTCCAGCGTGCGGCCACCCAGACCGCCGCGGCGCCGGGCGCACGCATTGCGCAGGGACCGGCGGACGAGATGCTCGAGGCGGCCTACAAGTCCTTCGAGCCGCTCTACGACCAGGCGAAGGGCTTCCCGCTCTACCCGGGTGTGATGCGTCAGGCGGGCGGCGACATCCCGCTCGCGAGCTTCGGCAACCGCCCGGGTCTGCTCGTGCGCGCAGCACTCGATCGCAACGTGCGCGCCGACGACGCTACGCGCCGCTCGGTGGGCCGGTGGCTCGACAATCAGATCACGCAACTTCCCGGTAAGGGTCGCGCGCAGATCTCGAGCGACGATCTGCTCAACCTGCGATCGAACATCCGCGCCGAGGCCCGCAGGGCGGCCACGCAGGGCGACGATGCCGCCGCCGATCTGCTCAAGAACGGCGAGCGGGCGCTCACCGACACGCTCGAGTCACAGCTACCACCCGACGCATTGCAGGCGCTCAGGACCGCGGACAGCCGCTACGGCATCTACAAGACACTGGAGGACGCCGTGGCGCGCTCGAAGGACATGCCCGGGGGGTTCACGCCCTCGAAGCTCTCCGAGGCCGTGGCGGGCGCTAATCGCGGCTTGGGGAAGGGTTCGTATGCGCGTGGTGGGGGTGGACCGCTGCGCGACCTGAGCGAGGCCGGGACGGCGACGATGAACGTGCGCAGCCCGCCCACGGGTCAACGGCTCGCGGCCATTGGCCTGCCGCTCGCCGCCTCGGGGGCTGCACCGGGAGTCGCCGTCCCGGCTGGGGCCGCGCTGCTCGGCATGGTGGGAACGCAGACCGGCCGGCGTGCGGCCGCGGGGCAGTTACCCGCCCAGAAGCTCGCGCAGGCGCTCGAGGAAGCCGCCAAGCAGCGGGTGGGCGAGCCGTACCGCAACGTCGCCGCGCAGTACCTGCGTCGCGCGAGTGTCGCTGGATTGCTGGGGAACTAGGACGTGTACCAGAGCGCCCACGCCAGCACCGCGAGCGTACCGACGATCAGCACGAGCGGGGCCGTGAGGTCGCGCCGCTCGGCGTCGCTGCGCGGGATGAGTGCGTGCGGGGTCGTGAGCCAGCGCTTCAGCCGGCCGGCGGGCAGGGCTCGCGTGATGAGCCTGCCGAGGAGTACCGCGCCGACGAACAGCAGCACGGCCGCGAAGGGCCGCAGAACGATGGCGAGGCCGTCCACGTCCGCGAATCTAGCATATTCAGGAGCTTTGCCATGAGTTTCGATGGTTCCGGTGTCTATAGCCTCACCTACACCTGGGCGGCCGAAGCGGCCAGCCCGCCGATCGCGATCTCGAAGCTCGACACCGAGATGGCGGGCATCGCCACGGGCCTGTCGTTGTGCGTGCTCAGGAACGGCAACGGCGTGCCCACGGCCGACACGCCGTGGAACGACAAGAAGATCACCGGCCTCGCCGATGCAGCAGCCGCGACCGACGCGCTCAACCGGCAGACCGCCGACGCGCGCTACGGGGTGAAGTCGAGCGGCAACTTCACGCTTGAACTCGCCACGGCAGCGAGCGGCGGCACGCTACTTGCTTCTGGCACGGCGTACTGGACGAAGCACGGCAATATCGTCTGCGTGCGCCTGCCATATCTGGCGGCGAGCACGACCGACAACGTGCCGTACCTGAGAAATATCCCGGCGGACATCATCCCGAGCCTGACTGGCACTTACGTGCAGACGTTCATGTGTCAGGGCGTCGTCAATAGCGCGCCGGGGATCGTGCTGATCGGCGTTTCGGAAACGACTTACTGGGAACTGTCGGGCGCGTCGGCGACGTTCAACACCTCGGACAACGAGAAAGGCATCGGCAAGCTCGGTGGTTACGGGCCGACGATCACGTACCAGATTTCGGACTGATGTCGATCCTCGCCATACTGCTCGCCCAGACGCTCATGCTCGAAGCGGGCATCGCGACGGGCGAGGTGCCGGCGCTGGGCGCGACGGTGGGCGGCATTGCGGGTCCGGTTGGGACGCACTACGAGTTCGGGTTCGACCTGGTTGGGGATTCGCACGACTACGAGAGCAGCCCGAACGCGATCGGCCCCCGTGCAATGCTGGTGAAAGGCTGGGGCAAAGCCGAGGCAGGGCTCGGCTTCCAGTGGTGGAACGTCGAGAGCCGCGAGAGTTGCCAGTTCACGTTCGCGCTGCTCGCGCGCTGGCGATTCACCGAACGATGGGCCGCGCAGTGGCGACACGCCTCGAGCGCGAACTCATGCCGGCCCAATCAGGGGTGGAACATCGTCGGAATTTCACTGAAGTTTTAGATGATCCCTTTTCTCGTCACGCCTCCTTTGATTTTTTTTGCGGTCGCAAGCCCTGCAAAAACGTCGCTGCTTATAAATCCGGGTATTTTCAGCGGTGTACTCATGACCGTGCGGGCAGTGAGTAATAACGCGCTTAACACCGTGGTCTTTCAGATGCTTCGCGGCGGCGGCATCACTGCCGAATTTTTTGGAATAGTAGCGAAGCTGTTTTTCAGTAGACCCCAGCCTGCGAATCAATTCGGCGAACGTGGTTCGCGTCCCGTCTTCCAGCGCGACAATTCGGTTAGATCGGCGGTTATTCGCTTGTTGACGTTTTGTTGCCCATCGGCAATTTTCAGGAAAGTAGCCACCGTCATTATCGATGCGATCAATCGATGCTCCGCGCGGGCGATTTCCCATGTCCGCCGCGAATTTTTCAAAAGAATCCCATCGGGCGCAAATTTTAATCCCTCGTCCGCCATACGCAGCAAAAGCCCGGTTATTCGGATTCATGCACCGTTGCCGTATCGATGCCCAGGATTTATACAGCGACGTATGGGATTGCCCGTGAACTTTCTTAGTCCTGCTTGTGACCTCTTTAGCGAGACACCCGCAGCTTCTGGAAGTACCTCGGCGGAGGCTCGCCCCAGATACTTTTCTAACCGTTCCGCAGGCGCATGCGCAAACCCACATTGGCCAGCCCGCGCCCTTTACGTCCTTTCCGCGACGATTAGCGGCACGCTCAATTACGGTCCAGCGTGTAAAGGTCTTTCCGGTCAAGTCGGCGGCATATTTCATAGATTAAGAATAACAAAGGCATTGCAATTATGCGCTGTAATTTCCGTCAGCTACTCGCTCTAAGGAACAACAACCAATGGGCTTCCTGAAAGATTTCTTCAGCGCGTTCATGGTCGATGCCACGCCCGAGGAACGCGCGCACATGCTGCGCCTCGGGTTCCGCATCGTCGTGACGGTTCACATTGCCTGGGCGTGCGGGCTGCTCGCGCCGTGGGGGCTGTCGGGGTTCGTGTTCGCGGGCGAGGTGGACGACAAGATCCAGAGCGCGGTGGAGCCGATCCGCGCCGAGCTCGGGCAGGTGTCCGAGAAGGTGGCGCGCACTGAGGCGATCAGCAAACGGATTCTGGTCGGACAGATCGCCTCGCAGCTTCGCGACCTGAACCGGCTGCGCTGCTCGACGACCGACCACGACATGCGCTCGCGGATGGAGAAGGATATCGAAGAGGGCGAGCAGGAATACAAGGCGCTCACGGGTGAGCGCTACCCGCTGCCGGCGTGCAAGGACTTGTGACGTGTACACGCTATCCGCCCGCTCGCTGCGCAACCTGAAGGGGGTTCACCCTGACCTCGTGCGCGTCGTCAGGCACGCGCTCGAGCTGACCCCGATCGACTTCGTGGTGATCGAAGGGCTGCGCACCATGAAGCGCCAGCAGGAACTCGTACAGTCCGGCGCATCGCAGACCATGAACAGCCGGCACATCACCGGCCACGCCGTTGACCTGGCCGCGTGGGTGGGTGAGATCCGCTGGGACATGGGCCTGTACTACCAGATCGCCGGGGCGATGCAGAAGGCGTCCCGGCTCACGGCGATCCCGGTGCGATGGGGTGGCGCCTGGGTGCGGCTGGACACGGCCACGAAGACCCCGGCGCAACTGGTCGCGGACTACGTGGCGTCGCGCAGGTTGGCGGGGAAGAAGGCGTTCATAGACGCTCCGCATTGGGAGCTGCCGGCGGGGATGTATCCGTGAACCTGTCCACCTTCGGCGGCCGGCGGTTCCTGATGACGATGGGCTGCGGGATGGCCTGCACGGTGCTGGTGTGGTTCGCGAAGATCGACGGGGCCATCTTTCGGGACATCATCATCGCCACGGTCGCGGTCTACATCGCGGGCAACACCGTGCAGAAGGTGAAGGCCGCCAACAAGGAGCAGGCAGACGCATGAAGGTCGAACCGTACCTCTTGAGCGATCATCTGGCCGAGGCACTGTACCGGCTCAACCTGGCGCGTGAAGCCATGCGCGACAACCCCGTGCGGCACCGTGAAGCGGCCCTGCACGCGCTGGTCGAGGCCGAGAAAAGCATCGCGCACGTCATCGGGCTTATCGCGGAGCGGGTCGAGTGAGGAAAGCCATGAAACAAGCCGACCTGTTGAAGCGGATCGACGAACTGGAACGGCGCGTCCGTGACCTTGAAGCGCGTCCGGTCTACGTCCCGATTCCCTACACTCCCGTCCTGCCGTTATGGCCGATTGGACCGTATCGGCAGCCTTGGGAAAACCCGTGGTATGTCGGGACGCCATCAACCTGCGTTAGCGGCGGATCGCTGACCGACATCAATACGACAACGGTCTGGGCATGATCCCGCTCGCATGGCTCAAGCTCGTGCCGTGGAAAGCGGTAGGCGCCGGCATGGCGGTCGTGGCGGTCATGGCGATGGGTTGGCGCATCAGCGTCTGGAAAGATGCCCACGAAGCCTTACCCGGCGTCCGTGACGCCCTCGAACGGGAAGAGGCGTGCTTGGATGGGTCCAAGTGCTACGACCGCGTGGCGGCCCTTACAGTGCGTCAGGAACAGATCACAGCGGATACGGTGGCAGGGTATGAAAAAGAGCTTGAGGATCTGCGCAATCGGCCTGTGCCTACTCGCGTCATCCGCGTGTGCCGTCAGGGAAGTCCGGGTAACGTGCGTGATGCCCCCGGTCCCGGCGGAACTGCCACCGCCCCCGGAACCGGGCTGGTTCTCGGATCAGATGAATTCGATACTGGCCCCCTACGAGAGCTTGCCCGCCAAGCCGACGAAGTAGCGGCGGCGTACCGGGCGCTGCGGGCTAGGGACGAGGCGCTGGCGGCGCCTCAAAACACCAGCACCCAGCCCAGCAGATAGACCACGCCTAGAGCGACTGCGACGAACAGGGCGAGGCCGATGATGTCGGTGAGCTTGCGTGGGCGTTTCATGCGTCCTTCCATTGCGTTACCAACACGAGAATCGGCTTGTAATCGCCGTCAGGCTTCAGGCCGCGTTTTGCGATGTCCGCAAGCAGGCATTTCCGTGTGAAGCAGAAGCCGTAGAACGGCGCGACGCTACCGGTCGGACCCCTCATCATCCAGACATAGAATTGCTTGCCAGATTTCATGCGTCCTTCCTCGCCAGGTGGGCGTCGATGCGCTTGCACACGACCATTAACTGAGCAATGTCGGTCTGCACATCCTCATCGTCGTCGCTGTAGTCGTACCATGTCACGCACTGAGCCCGCTGATTGATCTCCCGCAGCAGCGCGTCACTCTCCGCTAGCGCCGCCTCCGCGTTCTCCGCACGAGCCACGAGCAGCTTCGCTGTTTCGCAATACGTCTCGCACTGATCCATGTTCATCGTTGGACGCATCTTGAGCACGGTTTCCGCAGCGGCCAGCCGCGAGCGCAACGCATCGTAGTCGCGGCGTAGAACGTGCTCGTCCCTGACGCTTTCAGAGTGGTCGGGCCTGACACAGTAGAAGTTCATAACGCCATCGACTATGCCGAGATAGTGGTTAATGCTCATCGTTCCTCCGTCAGCACCACGTACACCACCACCAGCGCGGCGGCCATCGCAATCATGGCGAGCCATTGCGCGGGGGTCATTTCTGCTCCCCCGCAAGGAAGGCGCGGGCAGCTTCCGCCATTGACTCGTCCATGAACCTCGACGGCAGGACAGGAACCCGCATTTCCGCGATGTCCCGCAGCAGCGCGTCCGCAGCGGCCAGCCTTTCCAGAATCATTTTGTTCATGTCACAGGAACCTTCAAACGCCGCCTCCGCGTTCTCCGCTCTGCGCTGTTGATCGGCGCAAGTGTTCGCCGCGTGTGTCAATTCCAGTTGCGTTGAGGCCAGCCGCGAGCGGAGTTCATCGTTGCATTTCACACACGTCAGTTGACACGCGCCCTCGCCGTGGGTGACGCAGCAGGCTTCACCGCCTTGTAATTTGGCCAGCCGCGAGCGGAGGGACTCAATCTCGTCGGCGGCTTCATTCCGTAACCGGCCGTGAACTGGTGGACGCAAGCCGAAAACTGGCACCACGCGCAGCCTCTCTACGATGTCACTCATGGCTTCTCCTTTCTCGGCCTGATTTCCCGCCCAACCGCCTTAGCGAGTTTCTCCACCGCCATGATCTGCCGCAGCGCGGCGGCGTAGATCGCGCGCCAGTCGGGGGAGAACCACATTGGAGGATTACTCATTGTCGCTCCGCTTCGAGGATCGCGCGGCCGATGATTTCGGGGATCGCTGGGACGACGCTGTTGCCGAGCGCCCTAAGTCGGTGTGACCGGGCGGGAATCCCATCATCCATTCCGTGAATCCAGGTGTCAGGGCTCGGCCAGTGGCGTTCGCATACACCCGGCCCAACAACCCGTTCTCCGGTACGTTCTGCACGCTCGTCCCGTCCTTGTAGTCTCGAGCCGTTGGGGTCGGCAGCATTTCCGTGAGGCGGGCGCACCCCGGCCACTTCTGCATGGACGGGCAATTCTGGTTGTTCGTCTCGGTGGGTGTCGCGAGCCACGATCCAGATTCGCCGCCGGATGTGCGGGGCGTCGACAGCGCCAGCCGGAATATCAAACGCCCGGCAGGCGTATGCATTCGCCTCCAGGTCAGAAAGCACCGCGTCGAGCCCCAGATTGACGAGTCCAACAACATTCTCTCCAAGCACCCAAGCGGGCCGCTCTCGCTTGATGACTTCAAGCATTGCCGGCCAGAGGTGGCGGTCATCCTCCGCGCCCAACTGCTGCCCGGCGTGTGACCAGGGCTGACACGGGAAGCCACCACAGACGAGATCGATGCCTCCGATGTTGGGCAGTGTTCTAACGTCAGGGTGAATTGGGATGTCGGGCCAGCGCTTGCGGAGGACTCGCTGGCAGTATTCGTCCTTCTCGCAGAACGCGACGGTTCGCATCCCGGCTCGCTCAAGGCCGAGGGAGAATCCGCCGATGCCCGAAAAGAGATCCAGGACTCGCACTTCACGTCAACCTCTCGATCAGCTTATTGACCGTCGCCAGCAGCGTTTCGTCATCCCCGAACTCGGCACGGAATGACTTTGGCGCACGGGCCAGCGATGGGCCGAGATACTTGTCGAGCTGCGGACCAGAGACCCACCGATCCTGTTGCAGCCCCCGGTGATGCCACGGGCACAACGGGATCGTGAACTGGTGCCCGCGCCTGCGCCCGCCCGACAGCAGATGATGCACGTCGGCTTGCGAGTACACGCCCCGCGACCGGCACGCGATGCAGCCTATTTGCTGGAACGCGCGGAACCGGGCCAGGTCGGCCTTTGTCGTCACAGCGCCCCCTCATTCGGATCCGGCACGTACACGCCGAACTCCGCAGCCTTGCGCTGGATAAATGCCACGAAGTCAGAGAATTCCAGCGTGGATAGCTTGGCGGAACGGCGCAGCGGCTTGATGCGCTTGCGGCCGAACCCTTCCAGCGTTTCCCAGCCGAAGTGTTCACCGAGGAAGTATTCGTGCAGATCCTCGGCGGTCCAGCCGCCCAGGGCTTCGCCACCGCCGGCCAAGATCGCCGGATACGCCACGCCCCACAGGTAGCGGTTCTGCTGCTGGGTGCGCGTCCGTTTCTGTTCCTGCACGCTCACGCGCCACGCCTTTTCGACGGGCAGCCGCGCGAGGAATCCCGCCACGCGCTCGATCGCACGCTCGCGCGGCAGCATCTTCGGCAGAGTGAAGATGCTCTCGGCCATCACTCCACCTTGCGCTTGTGCGTCTGCCGGATGTAGTTGCTGACCGTCTTCGGGTCCACGCCCAGCGTCCGCGCCACTTCGCGCTGCGACTGGCCGAGCGCCGCCCATTCACGGATGCGGCGCACGGTTTCGGGCGGGAGCTTCGGCGGGCGACCGACCCAGCGAGTTGTCATGCGGCCACCTTCAGCGTCAGCGCAGTCAGCGCGGCCAGTTTGTCGTCAAGCTCGCGCAGGAATAACTGCACTTCGGCCTCCAACTCGTTCACCCGATCGTCGTCGCGTTCGAGGCGCTTCACAAACAGCCGCAGCGCCTCGGGCATCCGAGGGTCATAGCTCACGAAGTCGCACCACTCCCGGCCCGTGCAAGCCATCTGCCATTGCATCTGCGTGACGTATTTGGCCGGCACGGACTGGCCGAGTAGCGTCTCGATATGCGTGGCGGTGTTCGGGCATTTGATTTCAACCAACCCGTCGTCGCCAACCAGCCCGTCCGGTGACGCGCCCGTATCCGCAATCGTCGGATGCGCCACGAGCCCGACCTCTTCGATTTCCTGGCCGATCAGGAAGGCGTAGGCATCGCGGGCCTCCCCTTCGTGATCGATCCCCCATTGCATCGCCGCGTTCGTGTAGCTATCCGCAGGAATGCCGGTCAGCCGCTCCGCGATCAATTCGCCCATGTAGTTAGCACGCCCCGCGCCCCAGCCGGTCTTCGTTCGCGCCACCACGTCGGCAACCCGCGATGCCGTCACCTTGCCGCAGCGGGCGGCTTTCCATTCATCGCTTCCCTGAATCATGCTTTCCTCTTGCGCTCGAGCGCGGCAATCGCGTTTGCGTAGTGGCGGGCGTAGATCCCTTCCACGCTGTCGGCTTTCATGTAACGCAGGAACAACTTGCGATCCGCGCCAACCTCGGTCAGCAACGCTTCGATGTTCGCAGCTTGCTCCGCGGTCACGCGCGCCACATCGGCCGGCGCGTTGCCGTCCGTGTCATCCTCGCCAATCGCCACGTTGAAGATCATCTTCAGCAGGTAGCGCATCCCGTAGGACATCGCGGCCCCAGTCGCGTGCGTCTTCGTCATTACGTCGCCGCCCTTCGCGCCCTTGCCGTCGTTCGGCATATCGACGTGATAAGTGCGGGTATGCCCGCCGACGTGCGAGACGTGGCACAGCACGCGGATACAATCCGGCGTTGGGCTGTCGGTCGTGTCGAAGCTCAGGGATAGCCCCTGATCGATGTAGACCGGCCGCAGCGCACGATCCAGGGCGGCGTAGCTGGCGTACCGGCTTTTCGTCTGCGGGTTTGAAGCGTCCGTGGCAACCCGGCCGACGCCGGCCTGCGCGCGGTTCAATGCCCCGTTGAACTCCGTCTCGGC